CGCCGGGAGGCTCGTCGCGATGACGATCCGGGCCGGGTCCGGGCCCTTGACCTGAATCAAGGCCGAGGAAAGTGATTCCCCGATCAGAACGTAGGCGTCTTTCGTGAGTGTCTTATCTGTGATTGTCGTGGTCATGGTCATATCCTTTAGCTGGGCGCACCGTAGCTATACCCGTAATTGCGTCCGTAGCCAACGCGCTCAATATCGAGCAGGAGAACGGTGGGTTGGACTGATTCGATACTGTCTCGAACAGCATACAGCTTCACGTCGATATATCTCTCTGCGTTCAAGAAGTCATCCGGCACGATCTCGAACGTGGTAGCCCCTTCTGCGATGCCGGAATACTCGTGAACAACCGTGCCGTCGCTGCGATTGCAGACCTTGATCGTCGTCGTCTGTCCGACTTCAGGCGTGACTGTTGTGCCGCCCCAGAGCGGAGGCACCGTGTCCTCATCGAACCTATTCCGGTTGGCCCACGTCACAGTCAGGGACGACGGAACCGTGGACGCCCCAGCCTCCGTGTAGCTGGCCTCGGCAAAGCCGTTCCCTTCGATCCCCCCGTCCGCTGGGCGGTGCGGCGCGTAAGGCCGATCCGTGGGCGTGAAGGTCTCGGTCGTCATAAAGGCTTCGTCGAGAACTCCCCCGGAGTTGGTCGTCTGGACCTCATAGAAAGACGCAGTTCCCGAGGCATGTTCCGACGGCTCGATCTGGATCAGGCTATCGTTCAGGAACCAGATAGGGTCCCCGATCACCCAAGCCTTTGGCGTCGTGTCGAACATGCCGCGCGCGACCTGATACCCATCGTCGCCGTCGTCGTATGCGTAAAGCATTACGATCTCGCTCGTGTCGTCGCCTAGCCCGATCTGGTAGAAGTCCCCTTCCTCCGGTTCTGCGAGAAGCCCGGTGATCCGGCGAATCTCGCCGCCCGTGAGGGTCGACATGGCTTCCCGAGGTAGTGCGACTTCCAAGGCTCCCAGAGGCGTGGACTGCAATTCGGCCAAGGTCTCGACCGCGACCGACCCGTTCGGCTTCGTCACTTCCCCCCACAGGATGATCGTGTCTATGGGCTGATCCGCCGTGTTACCCAAGACGGTCATCCTGACGCTCGGGTAGTCGTCGTCATCCACGTCGGTCAAAGCCATGCCCGAGCGCAGGAGCAAGGGCAGCGGCGTCGTGGTGATCGAGATCGTTTCGAGGGGCATAGGTTCAGGTTGGATGCCGTCCCACGCTGTTGGATCAACCGGGTCGTATGTCGTCTGCCCGAGGCCAAAGATGTCTTCGGTGACGGTCAGCTTCATCTTCGAGTCGCCCGGCTGGCCGTAGTCTACCTTGTAGACCCGCAAAGGCATGTCGACGATCCCGTCGTCCGGCCACGAGAACTTGACCACCTGACCGGGCTTTACGGCCCCGGCGCGCGTATTGGCTACGAGGTCGCATGAGAACGTCGGATAGCTGGCCGACCGGAGATCGCGGCCCCCAATGAATTGGGCGAGCCGGGAATACCGGACGCCGTAGTAGCCCCGAGTCTCTGACCTGATACCGCCCTGCATGGCGATGTTCGCAATGTCTTGGAACGTGATCGACGTGTCTTCGCCGTTGTCTGGGTCCGTGTATGTGATGACGATCTCATTGCTGGTCTCGGACATCGCCTTGCGCTGCCTGTTGTTGGCCGTGCAGTTCGACGGGTCGAGCGTGATGCACTCGTCGAGGTCATAGTCGCCCCGGATCAAGACGATCTCCCAGAGGCCCGTTTCAGGGTCCAGATAGACCATGCCCTGAATGTGATCGCAGACCTCTTGCACGAACTTCTCTACGGCAGACTGTTGGGTCCACATCATAGTCAGCCCGAAGCCTTCCGAGATCAGGACCTCCGCCGCGTAGATGAAACTGTCCCCGATGTCCGCGTCAGGGACTCCAAGGCCCCAATCGTCGTTCGTCAGGCACTCCCGGATCATGTGCGACGGGTTCGCGTCCAACACTAGCCCTGACAGGATCGCGCGCCGGACAGCGTTCGACAGCCCTTGCGTGTCGGACCCCGAGATGACCGGGACCCCATCCTGCGTGGTGTTGTCGAGTTGTGCTGTAAAGGTCGTGTTGGCCTGATTGTAGTTGATGGCGTAGAGGTCGACCGGGTTCCCATTCGCCTTGCTGAACTCTCCGCTGTTTTGGTCCAGCATGTCCGCCGCCGGGCCGGAGGCCGCAGAACTAAAGCCGTCGTTCGAGGCTGCGTCCGTCACGAGAATGATCGAGCGCCCCGCCAAGTCGTCGTTCTTGGTCGTCTGGAACCACGTCTCGGCAGCCGTATAGGCCGGGACGACATCGCCCCCGAAAAGCTGGCCCGTGGAGTCAATGAACGCCCTGATCTCGTCGATGTCGGTCGATGTGACATCCGTGCGTTCGATGGACACATCACCAACGCCGGAGGACCAGAACCGGACTCCGAGGTCGATCTTGTTGCCCAACGAGATCGCCAATTCGATGAAGTCCAAACTATCCCGAACGGAATTTTTGATCGTGTTGAACTGGCTTCCCGACAAAGACTGTGATCTGTCCAACAAGAAGTAGATCGAACGGTCGCCAATGTCCCCGCGAGGGATCGCGGACAAGTGGTCTTGCCAGCCCTTCGGGATACGGGTCACGTCCAGCCACGTCGGGGGCAGGTATGGGTTGTTCATCACCCACAGAAAGCCTTGGTCGTCCGCGTTGCCCCGGAACATCAGGTGGGCGATGCCCCGGTATCCGGGCATTGTGGTCGGGGTCAGGCCATACCGGGAAGCCGACGCTGCGGTCATTAGCTGATCCGAGTCGCCCATGTAGACATCCACGGTCCCGGCAACCCCCCCTTCTTTCTTCTTGCCACCGAAAGCGTCAAGCGCGTTGATCGCCAGCGTCGAGGTCCGCGAGATGTGGCCTTCCCAGACCAGCTTCTCTTTGACCCAGATGCCGTTCAAGGAATCGAGGGGACCATGACAAACGCCGTAGTCCAAAGTCAGGTAGTATTCCGCAACCTGATATTCGGTTTTACCCTTACCGCCGCCGCCCATTGTCAGCCTCCCGTGCTTCAGCGGCTTTGATCGCGCGCTCCAAGTTTCCATCCTTTATCGCACGGAATCTCTCGATGTCGATCCCATCCCGGACGAACTCCCGGAAGTCGAAGTTGTGGCGCGTCAAAAAACGGCGCTGCCCGGAGATGCAAAGACCCGCCTTGAAGCCGTCTTCAGGACGAACTTTAATCATTTCTTGCCGCCCTCTTTGTAGGTCTTCTTCACGGTCAACTTGTTTGTCGAGTGCAGGATGTTCAGCCCTTTGATTCTCGGGGACCCCCAGATCACCATGATCGGGGAACCCGTAGAGTTTGTCGGACTATCCATGTCCTTCGTCTCCGGTGGCTGGGGGGCCTTCGGCTTCGGCATGATGAGGTATGCCACAATGTTCAGGGCGATCCCGATCAGGAGGGTTGCGAACCAGCCAATCATGTCAAATCTGCGACTTGTTGATCGGGTTCTCCGTGGGAATCCAAGGCTGGCCCCCGAAGTTCACGATGTTGTCGTGCAGGTCCGTGCAGTCGCCCCGGAGCCGATTGCACCCGAGAGCGACTTCTACCGTGTCTCCGATGTTGAGAGCCGATGTCGGCCCGGCCAACTGAAGCGTCACCGCCCCTTCTGTCCCCAAGATCATTCTCTGTTCCTTCCCGAAGTCCCCGTCCCATTTGACCTTCCCCGCCCGGAATTTGTTACGAGGGATAGGGCCCTCCCAATCCGGGGCCAGTTCGATCCATGTTCCGCCCATGTCCACGACGGTATGACTCGTAGTCGCAACGGCCTCGGAGGCCCCGCAGAGCGCGCCGTAGAGGACGTGCGGGCAGGATAGCTGCCAGTTACGGCGCAGGCCGCTCTGGCGCATCGTTGTGGACGCAGGTTCGCACGACAGCACGGCTCTCTCGACGCCGCCGCTGGTGTTCTCCCGGCTGCACTGCAACACGCGACCGACCCATACCGCGTTGAACTTCTGGTCGTGGTCGTTCACATGCCCTGCGAAAACCTTCAGGCTCACCTTGAAGCCCGGCGGGTATGTGCGGAAGATTTCTGCAATCTGGGCCGAGAGCGGGACGGTGACTTTCATCTGCGTCTTATCCAGCCCGGCGGAGGACGTGATACGCCCCCGCTCAATCGGGATCGGCTCATAGGTCTTCCCGCCGAGCGTGATCGCCCGTTCCCCGTCGGTGTAGGCGTAGTATGTCGAATCGCCCGTCTCAAACAGGTAGAGTTCGACTGGCTCGCCCCAGAAGGCTTCATCATCCATTATGGCTTACCCCTAAACGTCACGGTGTCCACGACATTTTCGTAGGCCGTGTCACCCGGCAACGTCGCTGTTTTCGTATAAGTTAGTTTGACATACGCTGAACGGGCCGGGATGTCATCGACAAAATCCAAAGACACGTCGCCAGACGCGGTGATCTCGTGCGTGATCGTCGCGCCGATCTGGTCCCCGAGAGCGCCGAGAACTTCGGTGTAGAACTTAACCGTCACCCGTAGCAGGGCCTCTGCATCCATACCGTCGCTGATCTTCTTAGCCTCGGTGGACCAATGCAGCCCGAGCGATCCGAGGACATCCCCCGTAGAGATAAAGCCGTAGCCGCGCATGTCGTAGGTATGCGTCCCGTTGTCCTCCGCCGTGGTGATCGGAAAATACCCATCGCCGACAGCTTGGTAGGCCCGGACCTGTTGGATCGCGACCTTGGCTTCCCCTACCCGGCTGGTCGGCCAGAGCATCGTCAGCTTATCCGTCGCCATGCGCCAGAGCGGGAGCCAGCAAATCTGGCGGACCCGAGAATAGGTCAGGTCTGCTGACCAATTATTCTTCATCGTGATTACTGTGTTCCCGAGGGCTTTCGCCATCGAGTCGACCGTGTTGCACTCATGGGTCCCGTCGGCAAAGAAGACGATGACCCGATTCATGTGGACCGAACCGTCGTGCCTGTCAAAAACAACAGTCCCGTTGGCCGTGAGCGTATTTGTCCCCGACAGAGATTCCCCGGCCAACTCCATGTCGTCCCGCCAAGTCGGCATCCAGAACGAGTGCCTACGACCCCGCTTTCGGTGGGCAAACTGGATCAGTTCTTCCGCCGCATCCGAGGACATGCCGGAGTATGTCGCAGCCCATGTGCGCGTGTTGAACGGTTGCGCGGCCCGGTGGTCGAAGACGCCACGGTCGAACGACAGCGTGGTCAGGTATCCTTGGATTCCCGCGTCCACAGGCTCGCGCCAGTTGGGCTTGCGGAGCCAGAGTTCTCTGCCGTCATACCAGCGGTCGTTCCGTTGGCTGCGGTAGACTTCCTCGTAGGTGTCGTTCGGGTCCTCCAAGAAGGTGAAGGTTATGCCGCCTGTTGTCGTCGTCACCCAGCGCGTGGCCAACTCTTGCTCCAAGCGACCGAGCATAGCCATGCGGACAAGCGTATTCGCGGGCCACTCGTAGGCCGTAGGGTCTTCCAAGGTGATCGCGTCTCCATCCACGCTCGCCACGGTCGCTAGTTCCTTCAGGGCGTCTGTCCCCCGGCCCAAAATAACCTTGGCCCCAGCCTTCAGCCAGAACGGTGTGTTGGACCCTTTGACCACGAACTTATCGTCCCCGATCTGGGCCGCCTCGCCCATGAGGGCAGCGCGCGTGGGGTCTGGGAGCCAGAACGGCTCCTGCGCTTTGTCTTCCAGATACTCGATGATGTCCTCACCGCGACGGGCGTGGGACTTCACGTCAAAACTGACCGTGCGCCGGGGCTGCGAGCGTTGCGCCTTGCGCTGCTCCGTCAGGTTCCGGGACTCGATGATCTCCGTCTTGTATTCACGGCTCATCTCGACGCCGGAGGACCAATCCGGCTCGTAGGGAAAAATGATCGCCATTAGAATACTGCCCCCGATACCGCGTTCTGGTTTGCCCGCATGAAGTTCAAGAAGACCCGCTCCCCTTCAGGGCTGTTCAAGGCCGCTTCGAGGAAGGACGGCGCGTCGATAGCGTTCACGATCTTCGCGTTCAAGGTCTTGCCGGACCCGCCGGACCCGCTGGCCTTCCCGCTGTTCAGGATGTGGCGTGGGTCGTCGCGTGTCAGAACTTCTTCGTTCTTTTTGGCGATGATCGGAACCTCTCCCGGACGCAGGCCCGGCATCCCGCCAACGTGGTAGCGCATGGCTCCGTTGAACACCGCCGGGTTGACCTTACGCCCCGCGTTGCCGGACCCGGCCCGCTTGGAGCCGACCCGGCCGCCCGCGTGGGCCACCCCGATCCCGAGGAAGTTGCCAATCCCGGTCCCTTTGAGGGCGTTGAAGATTGCCTGCTTGATAATCATCTGTGCGATCTGGCGCAGGAAGTCTGCGGCAAACTGCAAGAAGGCATCGCGCGCGGCCTCGGACGCCGACTTACCTTCGGCGATACCCTTGGCGAACGTGTCGAAGGCCGAAGCCAGCCCATTCATCAGGAGATCACCGACTTTCTTCCAAGAGAAGTAAGCGTTTTCAGCCTCTTGGCCGAACTCGGCAGACTTGATCCGCAGGGCTTCAAGGCGGGCGACCGCAGCGTCCCCTTGCTCACCGCCGACCGCCGACCACATGTTCTGGGCGTTGGTGATCGCGGATTCAAGCTGGCCGTTGATTTCTTCAATCTTGGCGCGCAGTTCCTCGGCCTTCTCGGTGTCCCCACCTTCGACCGCAGCGTCAAGCTGGGTCTTCAAGGAATCCCGGTATCCAAGAAGCTGATTGACCCGTTCCTCCGCATCGGCCCGACGTTCTGCCGAGTCCGCCGTGTTCTCGTCGATCTGCTGCTGGCGGAACTTGGCTTCGACGTTGGCGAGGATCGCCTGACGTTCCTGCTCCGTAAGCACGGTCCCGGCCTCTTGGGCGGCCAACTCGGCATCTCGAATGGCCTTGGCCTGCTCGCGGGCGACAAGCTGCTGGTCCGCGATGGACAACTCAAACTGCTGCTGCTCGATCCCGGCTGCCGTGGCGTCGTGGAAGTCCCGGACAGCTTCGGCCCGGCGTTCGGCCTCATCGGCCAGACGCGAGGCTTCGCGCTCTTGCTCGCGCGCTGCCGTATCCGTGGCTGCGGTCGACGTGAACAGGGCGGCTTCTTGGTTCCGACGACCCCGGTTGATCCCAGCGTTGTCCCCACCGAGGCCCCGAATCGCGTTGGCGATCTGTTCATTGGACCCCGTGCGCAGGGCTTCGACGATCCTGTCTGGGATGCTGCCGTAGTTATATGCAATGGATGTCAGGGCGGCTTTCTGCTGCGCCGTGAAGGTATCAAAGCGTTCGCCCCCGACTGCGGCCCGTGCTGCGGGCATGAACTCGGTCGTGATCCGACGCGCCAAGTCCCGGTTGCCGTCGGCCACCGATACCCGCATCCCGGCGACGATCTTCTGGACAGACCCGTCGGCCAACGTAACTGTATCCGAGCCGTAGCCCGCCCGGAGCGCATTGACATCCCAATACGGGGTTTCCCGGAAACCCTCAAACTGCCGAATCAAGGCCGAGGCCGCTTCCGTGCTATCCGTGAACCGTCCGAATTTGGCATCGA